TTGGTTTATTCCGATTGTACCGTCAAGACTTGGCGTTCCATCTGCCGAAGTAAATGCAGCATGGGAAGTTACTGCAAACGTAACAATTTCAGATGAAATCAAGATTGAAGAAAAAATTGAGCCGTCTGATGAAGATTTTCCGTCTCCACTCGGGGGCTGATAAACATCCCGCCATTGAGTCAAATCTATGGTGGGAATTTCTATTTTAATTTGGGAGGACATATGATATGACAAAATTAACAATTAATGGAACTGATTATATTATCAAATTTGGTTACAATGCGTTCTGCGATACAGACCTTATGGAAAGAGTTCAGGACTTGGCAAAGCTTTTTAAATCAGCAGAAATCGAAACAGATGGAGACGTTTCCGGAATTGGAAGAATTAAAGATTTATTCTGCGTAGTCAGGGAGCTTCTTTTTGTTGGATTTAAAAAATACAATCCGGCAGAATCATTGCAGGAAATTGGAGATTTACTGGATGATTACAAAGATGAAGAAACCGAAGAACCAAGAGGACTCTTACAGTTGTTCGGCATTCTTGCCGATGAGCTTATGAACGCGGGTTTTTTAAACGATATTCTTCAGAATCCGAATCCGGAGATGGAGAATGGAGTGAAAGCACCACAGGATCACAAGAAGCCAGCCAAAAAGTAAAAAAAATTCAGAAACCATTTAGCCGATATGTTATGGAAGATTTACTCCCGTTCTATATTTATAACGGAGTTCCAAAAGCAGAGTTTATGGACTCTGAGCCAAGAGAGCTGGAATGCTACGATTTAGCATATAAGTTTTCTGAGGACAGAAAGAATTTCCACGAACATATGCAGGGCGTGTACACAGTAGAAGCTCTCAAAGCTACCGTATGTAATATGTTCAGAAAAAATGGTCAAGCACCATATGAGTATCCATCAGAGCCATTCAGAATTTTTCCGCTTACCGCGGAGGAAGAAGAAGAGAAAAAAGAAAAGGAATTGCAAAAAGCAATTAATTATTTTAATGCGCTTGCTGCGGATTCTAAGAAATATAAGAAAAAATAAAAAAACGGGACAATTATGTTTTCCGATTTTAAATCGGGAAGCTCAAACTGCAGAAAACCAGATGGAGGGGACATTTTTGTCCCCTCTTTTTTACTATAAATATTTTTTGAGAAGGGAGTGAGAATATGGCTGACAATACGATTGATACCTTGACGATACAAGTCAGCAGTGACGTTTCCAGTACGTCAAGATCAATCAATGATTTGTGCAATAAATTCGACCGATTAGACAGCTTGATGTCCAAAAGCGTAGGCTTGATGAGGAATTTTTCTAAATCTATCGGTACTCTCAGTTATGCCGTGCAATCTATCAAAAGTATTGATACAAGTAAGTTGAATAGCATGGCCGCACAGCTCGAACGTCTCAGCAAAGTAAATTTTAGTAATCTTGAAAACAAGAATCTCAAAGTAAATGTAGAGATTAATTCAGCGGATATGTCTGAAAAATTGAAATATTCTGTTGAAAAATCTTTAGAGACTACCAGAATAGACGCGTCTGCATTGTCCAAACAGCTCGCAAGCGCATTTGAATTAAAAGGCGGCGCCGCTTCCAAACTTCAAAGACAGATAGATTTGTTGGCACAGCAGCTTACAAATTCATTTGACGGACAAAGCTTCACAGCCGGTGACTGGGGAAAGACTCTGGATGATATTGCAAAAAGCATTGAGCAGAGCGGAAAAGTCGTAAAATCCAACCTTGGAAGCTATCTGGGCGGTGCAGAGCAGGAATGGCAAGACTTCTATAATTACTTTAAAAGCAAAAGAATCTATGTTTCCGATATGCTTAAATTTGACATCGGAAAAGGCGAATTTAAAGAGTTACTGCAACAGTACCTTGGCAACATTGTCTCTGACGCAACAAAAGGAATCAACCTCAACTCTGCATGGGGAGAGCTAACAGAAAGGTTCCCCGCATTAATTCCAAAAGACACTATAAATGCAGCAGATCAGCTGATAACTGTTCTGGAAAACCTTAAAAAAGTCAGAGATTCTATTAAACCGGTGTCTATTCAATCTCTCATGGGTTCAGAGTCAGATTTAGCATCTACGCAAGTATACGAATCTGTCTCTGAGATGGGAAAACAGCTCGGAGTTGCAATCCAGAAGAACATCTCATCTGCCATGGAGTCTGCAAATGGCCAGATTCCAATTGATGTAAAGATTAATGAGGATAAAATTGCCAGAGACATTCGAAATGCCATTAATAAGGCATCTACGCTCACCTATGACCCGGTAAAAGTAAATCTGTCAGTAAATACGGACGATATAAAAAAAAACATCGAATCTAAACTGAACGGACTGGATTTATCGACAGTAAACAGCCAGTTACAGCAGTTCACTCAGTCCATAAGCACACTTGGGAATCTAAATCTGAAAGACAGCGGATTAAATTCATTCGTAAATGCCGTTCGTAGATTGAACGAAACATTAAACTCCACAGGTGATGTGTCTGGAAAGATTCAGAACATGATTTCTGAACTGTCTACTCTTAGCAGTATTCCGGACGTATCAAACAATGTGAACCGGTTTGTTTCTTCACTTGCGAGATTGGCAAATGCAGGTGGTTCTATTGATACAGTTGCATCTAAGCTTCCGAACCTCGGCAAAGAGCTTAGAAAAATCACAGCTTCATTCTCTAAAATAGGTGACGTTTCTCAACCGATTAATACGTTTGTTCAGTCAATATCTCAACTAGCGAACGCAGGGGATAAAACCGGAAAGACAGCAGAACATCTTGAAGATTTAGCAAATAGTCTTAAATCATTCTTCCAGACAATGAGTACCGCCCCAAAAATCAGCCGAAATACCATACAGATGACGCAGGCTATTGCTCAATTATCAAATGCAGGCGGAAACGCTGGCAGGGCAGCACGGTCTACATCAAATGTGTTTAGCCGATTAGGACAGGGCGCAGCCGAAAGGTTAATAGTCTTGGAAATGCTATTGGTAATGTAGGCTCAAAAGCAAAGAAAAGCAGTCCAAGCATTATGTCTCTGATCGCTAAATTCTGGACTTTGAAAACGGCAGCTTCGAAAATTACAAGTGCAGTCAAAAGTTCCGCGGATTTCCTTGAAGATTGGGACTATTTCAAAAATGCCTTTCAACAGGTGGCTGATAGCTCGAAAACCTCATGGAAAGAAGCTGGGTATGATTCCGCTGAAGAATATGCAAATTCTTTTAGTGAACGTGCCAGAGAACTGGCTTCAAAGATGTCCGGGTATGATATTTCAAGTGAGGGATTGCTTTCTGAAAACACAACAGGAAAATCTCTTGGAATGAGCCCAAGTTTACTGCTGAATTATCAAGCTACATTTGCGCAGATTTCTTCATCAATGGGCGCAACATCAGACCAAGCCGAAAAGCTTTCTAAAGCCTTAACAATGATCGGAGCCGACCTTGCTTCAATCAGGAATGAAGATTTTAACAAAGTTTATGACAACATGACTTCTGGACTTGTTGGCATGAGCCGTGCTGTAGATAAATACGGAATCAATATCCGTAATGCAAATTTACAGCAAGTGGCAAGTAATCTCGGAATACAAACCGCCGTTTCTAAGATGGACCAGGCAAGTAAGGCAATGCTGAGAACAATCGTAATACTGGATTCCTCGCGCCATGCGTGGGCTAACTTAGCTATTACAATCAACAGTCCTGCCAACCAAGCTAGAATTTTAAGACAAAATTTAGCTTTGTTATCTCAAACAATCGGAAGCATTTTTCTCCCAATGGTTGCAAGCGTCCTTCCATATTTAAACGGTTTGGTAATTGCGTTCCAAAGATTGGCAAACCACATTATAGACATTTTCGGAATCAAAGACAAATTGAAACAGTGGAATTTTGGAACATCCTCAGGAAATAACGTAGACGCACTGTCAGAAGCCCTGGATTCTATAGACGATTCTGGAATTTCAGATGTAGACAGCTCTGCAAAAGACACCAGTAACAGCCTGAAAGATGCAACTAAAAGCGCCAAAAAGTTGAAGCAGTTCCTTTCGTCCTATGATGAATTGGAGGTTATGAGCAAAGATGACAGTTCTCTGTCAGACCTTGCAAATTCTAAGATCAAAACACCAGCTCTCGACACATCCGCCCTTGATACAGGAATCCTTAATAGCGCGTTAAATAGCCTGTTAGACGAATACCAGAAACAGTGGGATGCCGCCTACAATTCCATGGAAAACAAGGCTATGGCGTTCGCAAACAAGGTTACAGACATATTCGGTAAGCTTGCAGAAGCCGCAAAGCCTACAACAAGAGCACTGAAAAACCTCTGGAACAACGGTCTGAAACAGTTCCGGAATTTTACATGGACAGCATTAAAGAATTTCTGGAAACACTTCTTAGTTCCGCTCGGCAAGTGGACACTAGGAGAAAAAGGATTACCGCGATTAATTAATGCTTTTAACGATTTCCTTGTAAAAATCAATTGGGATAAAATCAATGCTTCGCTTGTAAAACTGTGGGATGCATTAGAGCCATTTGCTGAGAATGTCGGTGCCGGCCTGTTAGATTTCTTCGATGATTTCTTTGACAAGGCGGCAGACGGGGTGAATAAACTTCCGGGAATGATTGACAAAATCGCCGCTTTTATTAAAGGAATTAGCCCAGAGCAGGCACAAGATATAGGATATAAGTTGGGGCAGCTTTTCAGTGTTTTAGGTGGAATCAAGCTCTTGAAAGGTACCATAGGTATTCTTGACAAATTAGGAGTTGGTAAATTTCTTACCATGCTTGCATCACATCCGCTTCTTGCCCTTGCTGGAGGACTTGGAGCAGTTCTTCTGCAACTTGATTCTATGGGTAAAATCCATATTCCGTGGGACACCATTGGAAAGGGATTTTCTGATTTAAAAGACAAGATTGTAGATTATATCAACAACATTGACTGGGGTGCAGTGCAAGAGGGAATCCAAGAGTTTATAGGCGTTATAACTCCTATTGCAGAGGGCATACTTGAAGGCATTGGCGATACCTTAATCGGAAAAGCGTTCAAGGCGTTATTCGATGCTCTGTCAACGCTTACACCAGACCAATTAAAGTCTATCGGAAAAGCCATAGAAGCAATTTTTGCAATTAAAATAGCTACAAATTTAGCTTCTACAATACTTAGCCTCGGAAATGCGTATTCCACATTGGGAACCAGTCTTGCAGGACTGAAATGGCTAATAAAAGGCGGCAGTGCATTAGCTAAAGGATTAGGAGCTGTGCTTGCATCGGGATTTGGCGCGGCTGCTGTCGGAGCCGGACTTGGGTTAGCTGCAACTGAAAAAACAGTTGATGATAAAGGAAAAGAGCGGCAGTTTGAGGAGCAGTCCAATAATGCCAAAACTGCTTCTGAAAATCTGCTTGAAGTGCTGAAAAATCTCGATGAAAGAGGGGCTATCACATCGCAGACGTTTGATACACTTTCTACGAAACTTAATTCTTTTGTTGCCGGGACAAGTACAACGACAATATTTACCAGTATGAGAGACGCCATGATTGAAGCTGGAATATCTTCTGATGACCTGGCAGTATCAATTGATAATGCCGGCGGCAATTTGGAAGAATTTTATAATTTAGTTGCTCATGCCAGTGATGGAGCTGGAAATGCGGGAGGACAGATAAAATCATTCGCAGAAGCTATTAATACAGTCAATCCAGACCCGCTTGTCTCAAAACTGTATTCCTTGCAGACGGCAGAAGAACAGGTAACATTTGCAGACCTGATTATTCAATCTTCCAATGCAATAGATGAAATGGGCGGTATCTGGGAAAACGGAAAACAGATTCTCGGTGATAAAGCTATTGCGATTTACCAGGCAATTCAAGATGGATTAAAACCAGATGAAAACGGATTTTACAAAATCGGTGAAGATCAGATGGTTCAGTTTGGAAACGCAATTGATGATTCTGGCAAAACATTGAAAGATAAAGCCCAGTCAACACTGAGTGACCCCCTTAAACTCGCAATATCTGAAATTCTTCCAGAGTACAGCACATTTGGAGCAAATGCAAAAGGATGGTTTATCACAGGATTAACCGGAACTGATGCCACAACAGATTTAAAAGTACAGGAAGCTTTCAAAAAAGTCCTCGAAGGTATTGACACAAAATACACAGAGGATATCGGAAAAACTACCGGCAAGAATATGGCAGGTGGAATAACCAAAGGCATGGAAGAAAATTCCCAAACTGTCAAAGATGCCACAAATAAGATGGTTAATGACGGCATAAAAACTCCGGCACAAGATTCTCTCGGCATTCATTCCCCGTCCAAGTGGTTCGAGGAACTTGCCAAATTTTGCGGTAGAGGATTCAGAGAGGGACTTGATACGGGATTCGCCAGCGCACTTCATTGGTTCACGAAACTGAATGTGAGAATCAGTAACAGCATAGGATCCTTATACAATGTCGGAAGAAATGCAATTATCGGGCTTAACAACGGATTTGTAAATACTGCGAATAATACTTTGTTTAAAAACATACAAAACATAGCGAGCAGTATATCCAACACTTTCCGTAAAGTCCTTAAAATCCACAGTCCGTCACAAGTATTTGAGGAACTCGGTAATTTCACCATGCAGGGCTTCCAAATCGGTATGCAGAACATGATTCCGGCATTACAGTCCACAATTGGAGATATAAGCACATCCATACAAAATGTGCAGCTCCCACAGATGGAAGCAAATATAAAGGCTGTTCCGACTGCCAAAATGTATCAGAAACCAGCATCTGCGAATGGTACGTTTGGTGATGATATTCGCCGTGAAGTAATTGCAATCAGTAACAACACATTCGACAACAATCAAAATATCGCGCAGGTTATCCGGGAAGCGGTCAAGGGCATGGCAATTTATGCAGACGGACACTTGGTTGGATATTTGCAGGAAGAGAACGAACAGTTCAGAAACCGCAATGGTTTTGGGTTATTTGAAAGGTAGGTGAGGTAAATGAGTGATTTTATTGCAGGGAGCAGTTTCGAGGGCTGGCTCTTAAAGTATGGAAGCAAAGTTGTTCCAAACAAATACCTTGCCTACGATGATTACACCGCAACTCCAAACCAGAGGACAGAATTGGAAGCGTACAGGGACTTGAATAATCTCTTGCACAGAGATACCAGCCCGAATTTTAAGACAAAAATCGACTTCAATACCAGACCGCTTTATCTGGCAGAAAAGATAGATTTACAGTCTGTATTTGCTTCTGGCTTGGTCAACAGAGCACAGCGGAAGTACAATGTCACATATTGGGATGATGAACAGAACACCTACAGAACGGGGGTTTTTTATATGCCTGATGTGGATTACAAAATTATCAATGTGGACGAAGAAACAAAAAATATTCTTTACAATAAAATGCGGTTCGCACTGATCGAATACTAACAACCAGAGTGCATGGGTGTCACAGCTCATGTGCTCTTTTATTTTAGATAAACGGGAGGATGATTATGGCAGATACAGTATCTTTTGACAGCTTATTGAATACAACGACCGGGATGACTGCTATTGTTAGCAATACGAAACATGATGATGATGTAATTAACGTTACAGGCGTTGATTGGTTTACCTACGCAGGAAAGACCGCCAGTACCATATATGTTTCTGGTAACAATTTCATCGGATTCGGGCAAAACGCCGAACAACTCAAAATCTGGCGTAGGGATGGTGCGATTTATTATGTTTACCGTCAAGAGGGGACACTCACATCAGGAAAAAGATTCCTCAAAATCAGAGTTGAAGGATATGTGTATTATTCAAGCACATCTTCATCATATGCGCTGAAATACGAATTATTCTTGATAGAGGGACAGACATTATTTATTAATGTTGTCCAGATACCTACAAGCAGTTCATACACTGGTACATCATCAATCACTGACGGCAAAACCACAACAAACCTGAATATTTCTGTATCTTCTGCAGTCCCAATTTCGATTCTGGTAAAGAACGCGGGTGTATCACAGGAGATTTCTTATGAAAAATATTCTGATGTAGTAATTGCTAGCATAACTGTTTCCAAAATACCAGATAAGACAACATATTATCAGAAAGAGCTGTTTGATAAAACTGGGCTAAAAATATCTGGAACAACAAGCACAGGAGAAACAGTCAGTGTCACAGATTACGAATTATCGGGTTTTGACAGTAGTTCCGCAGGAACAAAGGCCATAACCGTCACTGCATCCGGCAAGACCACAACATTTGAGATTATTGTCTCAGAAGCTTCTATTACCGCCATATCCGTTACTACGATGCCGACCAAGACAAATTACCACATTGGAAAAGAATTTGATTCTACGGGCATTGTGATTACCGCATCGGCAAGTGATGGAAACGTTATAGATGTTACAAAAGACTGCACATATTCTGGATTTGATAGTAGTTCCCCAAAGCAATGTGAAATTACAGTTCATTACGGCAGTTTCGCTTGCACGTTTGAAGTTGCTATTATGCAACCAGAAGAAATAAATGGAATGAGTTATGTTGGGGCTTCGTATTTCGTAGGGGATACTACGGATATAGCAGTGAGTTATATAGTTGTCGTATATTCAGATGGTTCGGAAAAAGTAACCAGCGGCTTTACGGTTGAAAATAAAGTTCTTGCAGAGGCTGGCACAGTTACTATTAACGTTAATTATTTTGGTATAACAGACGATACGATAAAAGTTAATGTATATGATTCTTTTTTAGTACATATCGGTTCGCCAAATTATGAAGATGTAACAGCCGAATTTAATCTTGATACAAATACGCTTTCCGTTTCTGGAACTGGGAAAATTAAAATTTTGCATGAAAATTCGGAAAATATTATAGTTCCTGATAGTTTGTTCAAAAGATGCGTAAAGATTACTTTTAGTGACGGAATCACTGAAATCACGGGTGGATTCGGATACCAATTTGAAAGTTTAACATGTATCGAATTAGGAAACACAATTACAAGTATTGCTGGTGGAAACTTTACTACTTTTTTAGGAACTAAGTTAGAGTTTCCTGCGAGTCTTAAAGTTATTCAAGGTGGTACGTTCAGTTCTTGCCCCAACCTAACAGAGATTGTTTTTCATGAAGGCTTGCAAGAAATTCAAGGTGGAACATTAAACGGATTTCAATCGTTGGATAGCGTTGTTTTTCCATTATCATTAAATTTGCTATCATCTGGTGCTTTTGCAGGTGCCAAAATAAATAATGTAGAAATTGGAAGCACAGATTCCATGATTAGTTCGTCTGGAATCTATATTCCAAGTTGCAAGAGTTTGATAATTCGAGGCGGAACCATTGATGGAACAGGCGGTACAATCTCACTCTCTGTACTCGAAAACCTTACGTTAAAAAGCGCAGTTAAATTTATCGGGAAATCGCATTTTTCACCGTGCTTCGATACTTTAAAATCAGTTACCATTGAAAGCGGAATAACAGAAATACCATCATTATGTTTTTCGAACTGTGGAAAAATCACAGAGATTAACATTCCTGCAAGTGTTACAAGTATTGGAGAAAGCGCATTTTCGGACACCTCACTTAAAAATTTAGAGATTCCAAATGGCGTTCAAACCATTGGAAAAGCAGCATTTTCTAACACTCGGCTTGTCAGTGTTTCTATTCCTGCGAGTGTGACTACCATCGGTGAAGACGCTTTTGTTGCGCAAGCTACAACAAGCGTCACTCTGAATAAGAAAACCAATGAAATCTCCGGTTCCCCATGGGGAGCAACAGGCACAATCACATGGTTAATTCGGGCAACCAGACTTGAAGTTACTCATATGCCAACCAAAGCCAGATATTTCGTAGGCGAAACTTTTGACAGCACAGGACTTGTAATTACTGCATACTACAATGACAATACATCCGAACAAGTAACAGGATATACCTTATCAAGCCCGGATATGTCCGCATATGGAAGCAAAACTGTAACGGTTACATTCGATGAGAAGACCGTAGATTTTTCGATCCTGGTTGTTGATATAACCGGAATAGAAATTAAAACACCGCCCATGAAACAAGAATACCTTGTAGGCGATACACTTGATTCTACCGGGTTGACAGTTTTGGTGAAATACACCGATGGAACATCTGGGACGATAACATCTGGATTCACTGTTTCTGAACTCGATAGCTCATCAATCGGAGAAAAAGAAATCACTGTATCCTACAAAAATCATACTGCTGCATTCAAAGTTCTTGTGTATGAACTGCAAGGAATCCGCATCACACATTATCCGGAGAAAACTTATTACAGAGTAGGCGAAGCATTTGACCCAGCAGGGTTGGTTGTTGTGACTATGCGGACAGATAATACAGAGAAAGAAATCACGGATTACACTGTCTCTGGGTTTGACAGCTCTAAGACTGGCACAAAAACCATCACAGTATCTTATCAAACTGAAATTGGCGGCATAGAAACGTTTATTGGGTATGATGAATTTGAAATCAAAGTAACCAAAGATGGAAAGAATCCATTTGAAGATAATACCGACCCAATCAACGTAAAAGTACATTGGATAAATGGCGAATTTGAGGACTTAACAAATGAACATATCCAGTCCAATTCCTTGTCATTGCAGGAGTCATTGTGCAATAAAGCATACTTCATTTTTGGTGGTTGCATATCCAATCAAATCACGTTCAAATGTTATCATCCACAGTTTGTCGGGACAGATGAGTCAACATATCCGTCCGGAAAAATCGAGGTTTATCTTGAATGCAAAGGCACAGAAATCAAGATTTTTACAGGCGAAATTGCGACAGGAGAGCGTGATGCAAACTCATTCGTTCGTACCGTTGTGGCATACGATTATCTGTACAAATTACGCAATACCGACATTGCGTGGTGGTATAAAAACAACACAAAAGACAAGCAAATGGTGTTCACGCAGAAGCAGTTCAGAGATGCTTTGTTTAAGTATCTTGGCATTGAACAAGTCGATGTAAAACTCAAATATGACAGTGCATATGTACCCAATACCGCAAACTCTTCTGAAATGAATGTGGATAATATACTTGAAGATTTATGCCTGCAAAACAATGTTTTTGGGTGGATGAACCGTGATGGAAAATTTGAGTATAAAAAACTTAAAAAGAACTGTAAACACCGTGGAACAACAGTTTCTGGCGTTGAAACATTCGATTTTTACGAGTCTGCGGTACATCTTGACAGATTCAAAAGTTTCAAGGCGACCGAGGGAAGAGTGTGGTATTTTAACTATGTTTACACCGACCCAGACCCATCCGGTGAAGTATTTACGTCTGGTGAACCGACTGCACAGGACGCATACGAAAGAAATGTATTCTATAACCGCAACAGCTTTTTTGTAGGGAATCAAGACTGGTTGAATTACGCCTACGATGCGAATGAGTACGGGGATTACACCCGAACAAAATCGAAGTATGCAATCTGTTATGGAACTGTCGCAGAGGACATTATCAAAAAGCAGTATTATCGGGTACAGGGATATTCCGTGGAAGTACAAGGGAATCCGTTTAACATGGTTGGTCAAACCGTGGAAATGACACATTCCAAGCTTTCTGAGGATGGTTCTGCAATACAGTGGGTGATTCACAGCTATATCATGAGCAGGACGCTGAAATTAGGCATTACAGGGCTTATTGACACATACACTGCCAATAATTCCCCGTACAATGGAAACAATCAGCAATTAGGCAAGAACACGCCTGAGATCACATCCACAATCAACAGAACAAGGTCTGAAATGCCGACAATCAGTTATGCGGAATTTACGGACGGTTCGGATTCTGGATTTTCACCGGCAACGATTGATGATTTTTCGGACGGTTCTGGAAGTTCCTCAAACGAACTAAAAAAGGCACAATTAAGATGCGTAAAGCGAATCAAGAAAGCGGATTATGATGCTCTGGTAGCCGCCGGAACTGACCGGACAGATACATTATATTTCACATTCGAGGAGGGCTAATTGATGATATATAAGGCGTTTTTGAACAGACAGGAAATCACTGGGTTTCCTGTCAAAGGGAAGGATGTAAATAAGATTTATGGGGGAAATATATTATTGTGGGAGAAAGAAGAACAAATAAAAGAGCCTTTCACTGTAGAAGCATATTTTCCATCAAATTCAGAAAATGGCGTTATAAATGGAAACCGATTCTCGATTCCGGTTAAACTTCATGATTCAAGCGGATACTGGATATTGGCCAACAAGAAAAAGCCATATATTGATTTCAAAACTACAGTTGGTTCATACTACGATAATAGAGTACAAGCATTGGGAGAAGTAGGAGGAGTAATTTGTTATCTGCACTCCGAAAATCCAAATAATACGTCATTAAAAATTACCATGAATGTTTTAAACGGAAAATCTGAAGTATCAAACTCATACACTTATTCTTCCGATAACGTTATAAGTCTTGTGAACGCAACATGGTTAATGAATAATCATATTTTTGTTTATTTTTCCACTTATGACGATGCCCTTCATGACTACGAATTGCATATCGTACTTGAATTTGGGCTGAATGGAGAGGTTGTAGGAAAATATGTAAAAAAAACAAAGAGTAAAGATATGTATAAATTTCCAATTTTAGAAGCAAATCTTACAACAGTCAAGAGTGGCACAGATCATTATTGTTTGTACCTTAAAGGCGCTTTCACGATGATGTATAAGTTATCAGGAAATCCGTTTGATTCACAGAGAATAAAAATCTCGTCAGGTATTTATATTGGAAGCGATAATGGCAGACATTTTTTCTTGAGGAATCTTACTGGCCCAAGTAGTAACACAATATTGTATGAATTTATAAATGGGAAGTTTATTGAAAAAAGAGTACTGGAAGAGGGTGGTATACTGGATATCAATTGCTGCATTTGCAAAGGGCGCCTATATATTGGAATCTATGGAACTATTTACGATTACGGAGATATAGACGATAAAACGGAACAACCTAGAAAAGCGATATTTAAAACTCTGAATGCGCCAAGGCAAACAAATTTTGTTCATTCACAAGGCAATTTCCTCTATGTTTTTTATGGTGCATCTTCGGAAAAGGGCAAGCAGTATATGACCATTATTCCGTTATAATCCACTTGCCTACATTACTACATCCGTCTTTATTTTAACGTTGTTTTTTGGAATAAAAACCCAAAAACTGCAAATAAGAGCGCATTTTCCAGAAAAACTCAAATAAACCCTTATTCGCCCAAATAACCTCAAAATCTCAGTCCTGACCGTACTAAATTGTAACT